AGGCGCCATTCCAACCATTCTTAGCAATGCATTGAGCGTTACCTTTGATACAAATGTTGGACATGACTATCTTGAGAATGCTGAAAGCCGCTATGACTTTTATCACAAGACCGAAGATAAGATTGCCTTTGACCTTGAAATGCTTAATACCATTACAGGCGGAGGTATTCCTCGCAAGACGCTCAACATTATTTTGGCAGGCTGTGTTCACCCTGAGACTCCAATTCGAGTAAGGATTCATAAGAAAATTCTTTCTTAGACCGTCTGCGATCAGGTTGGTAATTGGGTGCTTTTCCTAATTGCCAACCGCGTAAAAGCAATCCGAATATCCTATTGGTTTCAATTCTAAATGTTTTCTCTCCGTTATTCACATATTCTTTTCCACCATCTTTCATACCATATTGCCATCCTTCATCAATTTTTTGTTGAATTTCGGTATTAAGACACCGTGTTATAACATCATTTTTATGAATCCATAATTTACCAATGTGTGATTTTCCACCCAAATGTGCTCTAGCAGATTGCCCTTCCTTTGAGGCCCAATATGCCCATGGGTTATTAGGTGAAATTATTGAAGCTTTTCCACCAAGTGATGCAAATTTTGAAAAGTTTTCTGGATTATGAATACCTAGTTTATTTTTGATTTGTGTCTCAATTCCTCTGCGTGATATCTCAGCTCGCTCTTCCTTACCGATTAAAAACATTCCGATCTTATTCTCATAACACCATTTGCCAACAATACGTCTTTGTTCATATGTTAATTTTGCTCCTAGCATATGCATTGATCGCAAATCATTAACCATACCATGTATTTTCCACAATAAGAAATGTGCTGCTATATGCTGTCTAATACTAAGGTAAGTAAAATTACTTTCATCTTCTCCACCACCCGCATGACGGGGAATGATATGATGCTTATGTATGTTTGATCCTTTACAATAATGAATTTTGTTATTTACATTTTCATTACAGATGTTATAATAGATTTGAGCGTAAAATTTCATAAGATTGATTCTTGTTCCAGCTAACATTATATTTATACAAATCACACCTTTATATGACCGAAAAAATTATTAAAATTAAAGAAATTGAAGAGCTCCTGAATGCAGGATACACAATAGAAGTAGATTCACCCGATGGGTTTGTTCCGGTATCAGCATTTGTTGACAAAGGAATCTGGGATGAATATGTTTTACTACTTGATAGTGGAAAAGTTATTCGAGTTAATGAAAATCACTTGTTTGAAACCATTGACGGATGGCAATACGCAAAAGATTTAGTTCTTAAAAAACAACAGTATCTAACTGAAAATGGATACCAAATTGGTATTGTTACAAAAACAGGAAAGCGAATTCCAATCGTTGATATTCAGGTTGAGCATGATAATCATCGGTATTACACTGATGGTGTTTCTTCACATAATACTGGTTGCGGAAAAAGTTTGGGTATGTGTCATATGGCTAGTGCTGCACTATCTGAAGGTCGCAATGTATTGTATATCACAATGGAAATGGCTGAAGAAAAGATCGCTGAGCGTATTGATGCCAATCTTTTTGATGTACGTATTGATCAGTTGAAGGACTTGACTAAAGCATCATTCAATACAAAGGTCAAAGGTATCAGCGATAAAACCAAAGGTAAACTTGTTGTCAAAGAATATCCAACCGCAAGTGCACATGTCGGTCACTTCCGCGCATTGCTACTTGAACTAAAATTGAAAAAGAAGTTTGTGCCAGACATCATTTATATTGACTATCTAAACATTTGTGCGAGCAGTCGCATGAAAGGATTGAGCGGAAGCATCAATACATATAGTCTTATCAAAAGTATTGCTGAAGAGATTCGTGGATTAGCTGTTGAATTTAACGTACCTATCTGGAGTGCAACTCAAGTTACGCGGTCGGGTTTTCAATCGTCAGATATTGAAATTACGGATACCAGCGAAAGTTTTGGACTACCTGCAACGGCTGACTTGATGATTGCATTTATTCGTACTGAACAACTTGACAAGATGAATCAAATAATGGTAAAGCAACTCAAGAATCGTTACAATGATCCAACAACCAATAAACGATTTACAATTGGTGTTGATCTAGCAAAGATGAGACTGTATGATGTGAGCGATCCTACCGCAAATATTATGGCTGATGACTCTTCACACTCTGCTCCGCAAACTCCTTTTGCTGCAGGGCGAACTAATGCTGGTCGTGCTAATAAGTTTGATGATTTTAAAATTTAACTTTATTATAAATAAAGTATATGTCAAACGTAATAAGTTTTAAAAGTTATTTGGCTGAGGCCTTTTCAAACGCGTCTACTGATAAAGTAGCATTCCTAATCGCTAAATATTTAAAGAAGAAAACTGGTGTTGTATTGTTTAGATATCCTGGTATTGAAGCATTCAAGAACGGTGATGGAGCAGGTTTTGGTTTGCGTTTCTATTCTAGCAAAAAGAATGTTTCATTGCGTTTCAACTGGAAGAGTGCTAGTCAAGCCGGCTATTCAAATCTTGCAAGCATTGATTTTTGGAATGGTAAAACTCCAGCTCCGTTCCACATTGAATTTGATCAGACCGTAAGTATTGTTAAGGTATTGCCACTCGTTGCAGATGCACTTAAAAATAACAGCATTGAGCTGGGTAAGATTCGTACCATGCCTGATGATGTGCCACTCAACGAAGATTTCAATTATGATTTTTTAGCTGAAGCTGCTAGCCCAGTAGATATTCTTAATGATATCTTAGATATGGTTACTGAGCCTTCCTTTGCAAAGGGTAAGGTATATACTAAACACAAGAGTGCTGGTCAGAAGATTTTTGATCAGCTTGAAACCTCATACCCTGCACTGTTTGTCAAGACTGGCACAAAGTTCACATGGGCTGGTAAGGCAAAGGACATTGAAAAGATTCGTAAAGAACAAGGTGCACTCCTTGATGCAACTGGCAGTGTTGAAGCAAAAGTAACGCGTGGCTCTGCTAAAGAAAAGTATGTTATATCTCAAGAGATCAATGCTCTTGAAAGCGATCAAGAGCGCCTCACCTTTGAAGCTCAATTGTTTGACCTAGAAAATCTAGTTAAAATGACTGTTAGTGGTTCTGCCAATGCATTGTTTGTCAGTGGTAAAGGCGGTGTTGGTAAAACACATACAACCGAACAAATCCTTAGTAACCTTGGATTGCGTGATGGCGCTGGTTACTTTAAGAATACTGGTAGTGCTAGTGCTGCAGGTTTATACTCATTGCTGTTCCGCTATAAGGATAAGATCATTTTCTTTGACGATTCCGACGATGCGTTGGGTGACCAAGAAGCACGTAACCTGTTGAAGGCTGCTACTGATACTAAGAAGATTCGTAAGTTGGTGTGGAACAAAATGGGTAAAAATGTTGTTGATCCTGATGACATGACCGATGAAGAAATTCTTGATGCAGGCTTGATTCCGCGTTATTTTGAATTTACAGGTAAAGTTATTTTTATTAGTAACCTTCCATTAAACAAACTTGATCCTGATGGTGCGCTGCGTACTCGTGCGTTCATTATCAATATTGATCCAACTGAAGCCGAAATTTATGATTTCATGGATAAAATTGTTGGTAAGATTACTCTTGAGGATGGTCTTGAGCTGGATGATAAAGCACGTAAGCACGTTGTTGACCTGTTGCGCAAAGGCAAGAGTCAACAAAGTGCTAACCTTCGCAAACTATCCCGCGGCTTAAACATGAGCGCTGGCGCTATTGCCAGCGGCGTTGAGATTAGCGATGCTGACCTGTCACGAATGATTGAAACATATGCTTGACCCTCAGTGATTAAATTTAGTATATACGGCTGCAGCGCAGATAAGCGATTAAAACGTCGCATTGGCGCTGCAGCCGTTTTCTTTTTGAAGGCATTGATGCCGCGTAAGCGTAACATAGAAATACGCATCAAGCTGGTCAAGGATATGTTGACCAATGAAAATACATATGGTGAATGTTATGATTTGGACGCCTCACAACATAATGATTATTATACTATTCGTCTAGACTATAATGATACAGATACGCTAATACGCACGCTTGCGCATGAGATGATTCATATCAAACAGTTTTCTCGAGGAGAATTGCGAATGTTATATTCAGGATATTGTGCGCGATGGAAAGGCAAAAATTATGCTGACGATACCGATTATGAAGAATGCCCGTGGGAAATAGAAGCAAACGCCTTAGAGCCATCTCTATCAGCTGACTTTATATCTAAATATCCTTTGGTATAAATAACCATAATTCACAGTATGTCAAACTTAGCAGGAAAAGAATTATACAAGTACGATTGGCGCGCCGAAGTTTTTCTTAAAAAGCTTAAGAACAGTGAAGCTTTTGAATTGGAGAATGGTAAAAAAGTGGTATTCATACCAGCTAAAGATGTTATCAACACCATTACCAAAAGACTGCCTACAAGCGCTATACGATTACTTGATGGCAAAGGCAATACATATTCACTAAAGGATATTGCAAAAAATTCAGAATTTGGCGGCCG